AAGATTCGGACAGGTGCAGTTCTTGCCACGTTTGATGCTGATATCAATAGTGGTAATCTCAGACTTCGTGCAACACCTACGTCTGCCGATTCCACAGTATTTAAATTATCTAAGACTACAATAAAAGTATAAATACATCTAGCGGAATATCTAATATGAAGAAATTTATCGGTGAACAAATCAGTAGATTTTTTAATACTGGACAATGGGCATTAAAGTTAGTCTTTCTTGTTGTTCTAACTGAACTTGCTATCATAGGTGGAGTTACACTTGGATGCATGACAGGAACTGAGTGTGATGAAAATGATAGTAATAATATCAAACATCTACTATCATTAGCGATGACTAAATCATTTGCACTGTATGCTGCTGAGAAAGCATCATCAAAAGAAAAGTATCTTATCGAAGGCGTATCTAAAAAATAATGGCTAAGAAATGTCCTCCAGGCAAATACTATTGCTTCGATGATAAGAAGTGTAAAAAGATACCTCGTGGGTATCATATAGGAGCTCGTGGTTATCTTGCACGAGACGATGATAACGAAACAAAGAAAAATGGTAACGGAAATTCTAACGGAAATGGGAACGGCGGGAATGGCGCTGGAAATGGTAATGGTGGCTCTGGGGGTGGTGCTAATGGTAATGGCGGTGGAATGGGTGAAGAAGTAGTCTATGAAGTATTAGATAAAAAAGATATACCACATGTTAGAAAATTAGTTAAAAAACTAAGGGTTGGTTCTAAAACACATGCAAAACAGGCAGATGATTTAGAAGTAGCAATGAAAGAAGAATCAAATCCTCGTATTCCTCGTAAGAAAGGACAACCAGCAAAATCTAAAAAACATTCTGATTTATATACTGATGAAGATCCTAAAGGAACTATTCACGGACTCGGTTTTAAGGACGTGGCTACTGCTAAAAAATCTGTATCAAAGATTAGGAATTCTTCTAGATCGCATGCTCATAAAATTCAAGCGGCTGTTGCTATGGAACAAAGGGCGAGAGAGATGGGTAAAACCTCTGAAGCGGCGGTTTACAGAAAGTACATCAATGCAATGAAAAAGAAAACTAAATCAATGAATGAGGCAACAATGACTCCTGCTCAGAAGAGAAAGGATACTATGTTGAAGAAGAAGTATGATAAGTCTGATATGAAAAAGAATATGAAAGATCAATATGGTGAAGAAGAAGGAAAGAAAATTTATTTTGCTACAATTCGTAAACAAGCAATGAAAGAGGGTAGATTAGCTTCTTTAGAAAAAGCATCTGTTCTTTCTATGAGTGATGATCCTAAAGATCAAGACAAAGCAAGAGAGATAAAGACTCGTTTTGACTATCAAAGTTTAAGAAAACAGATTGCTGATAAGAAGAAGTCTGATACAAAGGAATCGGTAGAAAGTGTTGAAGATGATAAATATAATGTAAGCGAAGAAGGTCTTCGTGCGTGGTTTGGTAAATCAAGTGGTACTACCAAATCTGGTCGTAAGGTAAAAGGATGGGTTCAAGTTGGTGGTAAGTATGATGGGAAACCATGTGCAAGACAACCTGGCCAGAAATCAACTCCTAAGTGTGTGTCATCTTCTAAAAGAAGATCAATGAGTAAGAAAGAAAGAGATAGTGCTGCAAGAAGAAAGAGAGCTGCTGATCCAAATCAACCACAGAAGTCGGGTGCAGCAAAACCAACAAACGTTTCTACAGATCCTAAGAAGAAAATGTCAGAAAATTATTTTAATGAAGCCAAAGACAAGAAAGGCAAGGGTAGCGGATCAAAAGATGCCTGTTATCATAAGGTCAAGTCAAGATACTCTGTATGGCCAAGTGCATATGCATCTGGTGCTTTAGTGAAGTGTCGTAAGGTTGGTGCAGCAAACTGGGGTAACAAGTCAAAGAACGAAGGATTTTCACCAATGCAAGTTGCAGCACTTGAAGCTGCTGGTATGATTGAGATTAAAGAAGGTAAGAAATGTTGGAAAGGATATGAAAAGAAAGGAACACAAAAATTATTTGGTAAGACTTATAATCGTTGTGTGAAGAAAGAAGAAGTTGAACAGATTGATGAGTTGAGTAAGACAACTACCGCAAATTATCTTTACAAAGCAAAGGTTGATAAAGATTATGTTCACAGTGGAAAGATGGGTAAGTATGCGAAAGCGAGAGACAAAGGAATGAAAAGAGCAGAGAAAAAATTAGGAAAAAAAGATAGTGATAGAATTAAGTATGTTGCAGATTATGATGCTCGCTCGATGAAGGATGACCCAAATAAATCAGAATACCCTAGAAAAATTAAGGTCAAAGAAGGTGTGGAAGATACCAATCTATTCCCAGCTGGCACACAGGGAAAGGTGAAGAAAGTATTGGATAGAGGAACAAAGTTTATGAAACAAAATCCTGTTGGTAAAGTTTTAAGTAACATTGTCAAACCTGTCAATAATAATAAAGGTAGCAACTACACTTCTGGTGGTAAGGTAACAAACGAAGGAACATCTTATGGTTTATACAAAGGTGATGGAAAACCAAAAGGTGCGATGAAAGATTATCTTGATAAGAAGAAAAAGAAAGAAGAGGATAAAAAAAAAGTAGTAGAAGCAATTCAATTTTTAAGAAGAAAAAAGAAAGAATCTGAAGAAGGAGAAGAGAGAAAACCTAAAAAAGCAATGGATGCTGGTGCTAGGTTAAGAAGAAAAAAACAAAGACAAGAATATGCTGAAAAAATTTCTGGTAGTGAAGATAATGTGCCTGATGATATTAGAGATCATGTAGAGTTAGCTTCTGAATCAAAAATTCGTCTTGTAAAAAATGGACATACCTATAGAGTCATATTGACATGGAGAGGTAAAACATACATGATACAGATGTTTGTACCATCTGTTTCTAAACCAACTCGTAAACAGGTAGAAAAGGAAGTTCAAAAGATTTATCCTGATGCAAAAGTATTGTCATTCTTACCTAGAGAACTTGAACCAGGCGAACCTACTGTAATGGTTGGTGAGGAAAAAGAAGAAAGAGATGAATATGGTGATCTAGTTGGTGGCCCTAAGATATCAAAAAAGAAAAAGAAAGAAAACCTTGAAAAAAATGAACCAGATGAAGATCATACAACCACAACTGCTGAGGAGTATGTAACTGAAGATGACATGAAGGGTATGAGTGTCAAGTCTGGACACAAAAGACCTACAAAGAGTGGTGCTGGAATGACAAAGAAAGGTGTTGCTGCATATCGTCGCAGAAACCCAGGCTCAAAACTTCAAACTGCTGTAACTGGTAAAGTTAAAAAAGGATCTAAAGATGCAAAGAGGAGAAAGAGTTATTGTGCCAGAAGTGCTGGACAAATGAAGAAGTTTCCAAAGGCCGCAAAAGATCCGAATAGTAGATTGAGACAAGCAAGAAGGAGGTGGAAGTGCTAATGGCAAAATCATTCAATAAGTTTAAAAAAGATGCAAAAAAAGACGTAAAAATTGCAACTCATGATAAACCTTTATTTAAAAGTGTCCCTGCAACAGGAGTAAGAGGTGATCAACCAGCAAGTGATTTATTGATAAGAACAATGAGAGGTTTGATAACCCCATCATCACCATCAAAACCACTAGGTTGATAAAAAAATTTTAATTTATTATGTCTGACACTGTATATCTTGGTAATCCGAATTTAAAGAAAGCGAATGTAAAAGTTGAATTTACTCAAGAAAATATTGAGGAGTTCATCAAGTGTAAGGATAATCCTGTTTACTTTGCAAAAAATTATATTAAAATTGTTTCTCTTGATGAGGGTCTAGTTCCTTTTAGTCTATATCCATTTCAAGAAAAGTTAATCAATAACTTTCATAACGAAAGATTTAATATTTGTAAGATGCCTCGACAGACTGGTAAGTCTACGACTGTGGTATCTTATTTGTTGCATTATGCAGTTTTTAATGATAATGTAAATATAGCAATACTTGCAAACAAAGCGTCAACTGCTCGTGACCTTTTAGGTAGATTACAACTTGCGTATGAAAACTTACCTAAATGGATGCAACAGGGTGTTCTTGTTTGGAACAAAGGATCACTCGAATTAGAAAATGGATCAAAAATTCTCGCTGCATCTACGTCTGCATCTGCTGTCCGTGGTGGATCCTATAATGTCATCTTTCTTGACGAGTTCGCTTTTATCCCGAATCACATTGCTGATCAATTCTTTGCCTCTGTTTATCCTACTATATCATCTGGTCAAAAAACAAAAGTCATAGTTGTATCCACACCACACGGTATGAATCATTTCTACCGTATGTGGCATGATGCTGAAAGAAATAAAAATGAGTATATACCCACTGAAGTTCACTGGTCTGAAGTGCCAGGCAGAGATTCATATTGGAAAGAACAAACAATTGCAAACACATCAGAACAACAGTTTCGTGTTGAATTTGAATGTGAGTTTCTAGGTTCTGTTGATACTCTGATTAGTTCTGCAAAATTAAAGTCATTAGTATATGATGAACCAATTAAGAGTAATCGTGGATTAGATATCTATTTTGAACCAATTAAGAATCATGATTATGTACTCACAGTTGACGTTGCTCGTGGTGTAGGTATTGATTACTCTGCATTTATAATTACTGATATCACATCCTTTCCCCATAAAGTCATAGGTAAGTATAAGAATAATGAAATAAAACCAATGTTATTCCCCAGTATCATTGTAGATATTGCGAAGGCATATAACAATGCTTTTATTTTATGTGAGGTAAATGATATCGGAGATCAAGTTGCAAGTATCATACAGTATGATTTGGAATATGATAATCTACTATTATGTTCTATGAGGGGTCGTGCTGGTCAGATTGTAGGACAAGGATTTTCGGGTAAGAAGACACAACTTGGAGTTAAGATGTCCAAGACTGTAAAGAAGGTTGGATGTTCTAACCTTAAAACTTTGATTGAAGATGAAAAAGTAATATTCAATGATTATGATATCATATCTGAACTTACCACATTTATTCAAAAGAGTAACTCTTTTGAAGCAGAAGAGGGATGTAATGATGACTTAGCAATGTGTCTTGTCATATATGCATGGTTAGTTGCACAGGATTATTTTAAAGAACTTACGGATCAAGATGTAAGAAAAAGAATATATGAAGATCAAAGAGATCAGATCGAACAAGATATGTCACCCTTTGGTTTTATTGTTGATGGAACAGAAGAAGAAAGTTTTGTTGATTCTGAAGGAGATAGATGGCATCTTGATGAATATGGAGATAGATCTTACATGTGGGATTACCGATGAAAGAGTATAGATGGTCAGCACAAATACTTTTGTCATCAAATAGATTACAGAAAGTAGAATTTTTATCAACATCCAATTTAAGAGAAGATGCTGAACAAAGATGTAGGTCACTTTTTGGTGTTACAGATGTAAGACAGTTGAAAAGAGAATGGAATTAGAAGCTTCTTTTGAGTTAGAACATTTACTCTTTAAACAGAGAAAATGCAAGATGTGTGGTGAAACAAAGGAATTAATTAATGACTTTTATAAAACTAGAAAGGACAGAGGAAATGTACCATCAGCATATGCATATGAATGTAAAAGGTGTTCGATTAAAAGAGTGACACAATCAAGAAAAAGAAAGGAGATAGTGGATATATATCCAGATTGGTAGTGTTTACGTCATGTTTCCCCATTTAGAGAGGTAGCATTTCATAAATAAATTTAGTAAAACAACGTGGAACTTCGGAGAAAAACATGGCTGGCATAGGTTTAGTATCTCCAGGCGTTAAGGTTAGGGAAGTTGACCTTACGGTTGGTAGAATTGACTCCATAAGTGATCAGACAGGTGCAATAGTAGGCCCTTTTGAAAGAGGCCCTGTACTAGAACCTTTGCTTATTGAAAATGAGCAAGATATGATCGATCTTTTTGGAAAACCAAAAACAAACGATAGACAATACGAATATTGGTACACTGCTGCAAACTATCTACAGTACGGTGGTATATTAAGAGTCGTTAGAGCAGACGGTGCGAATTTAAACAACGCAAACGTGGGTGGAATGCCCGTAACACATCCAACAGGTATTGGATCAACTTCAAGTCTTAAAATTAAATCTTTTGAAGATTATCAAAATAATTACGAAGACGCTGTTACATACAGATTAGCTGCAAGAAACCCAGGCAGTTATGCAAACGGAATGAAGGTTGCATACATTGATGGTGCTGCAGACCAACAACTTCATGTTACACCTCATGTGGTAACAAACGTTAGTGTTGGTATGGGTGTTACACAACCTATTAGTGGAACAATTGTTGGCCCAGGCACAACATCAACCGCAGATGGATATGTTCAAGGTATTGTTACTGGTGTTGGTGCAAGTACAGTTGATGTTAAGATTGTAAATCGTGTATCTGCTGCTGGAACAATCTTCCCAGTAAGTTATACAGAAGACGGAATCTTCGCATTTACAACAGGAACAAAAACAAGTAATACATTACCTGGCCCTGGCGTTCTATTTTCAAGTAGTTCTTCAACTATTGCAAACCCTGACGCTGGTATTTCAACTTGTGCAACAATTTTCCAAGTTGATGACTGGTATGATAATCAGTACATTCAGTTAAAGAATGGTGCATTACAGTGGAAAGAGATTGCTGAAAAACCAGGCACTAGTGGATATTCCGCAGCAAGAAATGGTTCTAATGATGAACTTCACATCGTTGTTATAGATGATAGTGGAAAAATATCTGGATCAACAGGTGCAATTCTTGAGAAATTTACATTCTTATCAAAGGCAGATGATGCTAAGAACTCTTTTGGAGATGCGATCTATTATAAGGATCATGTTTCAGAAAGATCTAACAACATCTTTATTGGAATTGCAACAGGAAACGGATCAATTGCATCTGGTATCATAACTGCATTTACTCCATCATCAACATCAGATAATACTTGGAGTCAGGATGCACAGGATGTAAACTTTAACTTTGTGGGTAATAAACTTTATGAACTACAAGGTGGTAAGGATTACTCTGGTGTAAGTACAGAAGGTGGTTACTCAACATCTCTCGGAAACATAATTGGTGGTTATGAAATCTTTGAGAATGAGGCAGAGTATTCAGTTAACTTCTTACTTAACGGCCCTGGCATCACAGGTAGTCAGACAGAATCACAAGCAAAAGCAAACAAATTGATTGCAATTGCAGAACAAAGAAAGGACTGTTTAGCAGTTATCTCTCCAAACAGAGAGACAGTTGTTAACATAACTAATGCGAAACAACAAACTAAGAACGTTATACAGTTCTATGATCCAATTACTTCATCATCTTTCGCAGTCTTTGACTCAGGTTATAAGTATCAGTTTGATAGATTTAACAACGCATTCAGATTTATGCCACTTAACGGTGACATTGGTGGATTGATGGCAAGAACATCTGAGGAACAGTTCCCTTGGTTCTCACCAGCTGGGCCTCAAAGAGGAAACATCTTGAATACTGTTAAACTTGCATATAACCCTAATAAAGTAGAAAGAGATTCTCTATATGTGAAGAGAATCAACCCAGTGATATTCTCACCTGGCGGTGGATTCCTCTTATTTGGTGATAAAACTGGATTAGCAATTGCTTCTGCCTTTGATAGAATTAACGTTCGTCGTTTATTCTTGAATCTAGAGGCAAGAATTGAAATTGCTGCAAGAACTCAACTCTTTGAGTTT